TCAAGATTGGAAGTCGCACTTGCAGGCTTCAAGAAAGAAGAGGTCAAAGTCTTCACGGAGTTTGGAAAATTACATGTTGAAGGCATCAAAGAAGATAAGGAAACAGATGCAACATATCAACACAGGGGCTTGGCACAACGTTCATTCAAACGCTCTTGGACACTCAGCGAGGATTGCGAAGTTCGACAGGTCGTATTTGCCGACGGACTCTTGTCCGTGGAATTGGGAAAAGTAATACCCGAACATCATACACGTAAGGATTACTTGACAGTAGATTAAGATCAGTTTAAACTGCTCTATATAAAAGAGCCCTTAAGCGGATCCTAATGAAAAGGCTTATTGCAATAGCAGCACTTGCTGCCCTAATACCTGGTTGTGCCGAGGCACGGACTAGACTTTCGGGAGCAGGTGCTTCTTTTCCATCTAAAATATACAGTAGATGGTTTTCCGACTTCGCAAAGTCAGGAGGTCACAGAGTAAACTACCAAGCAATCGGTAGCGGTTCAGGTCGAAAAGCATTCCTTGATCAGACAGTAGACTTTGGTGCTACTGATGATCCTATGAAGAAAGGTGATATAGCAAAAGCAAAACGAGGACTAGTCCAGATACCTATGACTGGAGGTACAATTGCCTTTGGTTATAATATGCCTGGTTGTGATTTAAAACTTACACAGGAACAGGCAGTACAGGTTGCTATTGGTGAGATCAATAACTGGTCTCAAGTTGGATGTACTGATCAGAAGATGACTTGGGTATACAGGTCTGATGGATCTGGTACTACTGCTTCATTTACAAACTCTATGCAAGCATTCAGTAAGAAGTGGAAACTAGGAACAGGTAAATCTGTTGCTTGGCCTGTAGGTGTAGGTAACAAAGGTAATGCTGGTGTTGCTGGTGTGATTAGAAATACACCAGGTTCTATTGGATATGTAAATCAATCTTATGTTAAAGGTGAAGTTAGATCTGCTGCAATTCAGAATAAATCTGGTGAGTTTATTAAACCATCAGTTGAGTCAGGTTCTCTGGCACTTAATGGGATTGCACTTGATGAAAACCTCGCAGGAACAGACCCTAACCCTACAGCAGAAGGGGCATACCCTATTGCTACGCTTACATGGGTACTTGCTTATGAAACTGGTAATGGTAACAAGACTGAAGCAGTAAAGGAAACCTTTAGAAAGTTACTCAGTACTGAGTATCAAGAGAAGGCATCTGTGCTAGGTTATGTTCCTTTGAGAGGTGACATACTTGATAAATCTCGTAAGGCAGTTGAACTTATTAGCGAATAGCCTATATAATGTACAATTAAAGAGACCCCTAGGGTCTCTTTTTATTTGGAGATATCCATGAATGTATACTTGAATTTAAAACCAAATACACATGACGGTGAGTCCGACCTCTTGACAGTTGAGGTACCCTCAGCTTATACTGAGGAGATAATGAGACACGTCCGTCCCATAGCAGAAAACAAAGATGTCCCTGAGGTAAGAATCCTTAAGGATATTATTAAACAATCTATTAACGAAATCGAAAGGAGAAATTATGAGCGTAAGAATCGTAAGAATGCGAAACGGTGAAGATGTTATTTGTGATCTTTTTGAAGTTACAACTAAAGAAAAACCTGAAGATGTTGTTGCGTTTCAATTAGTACATCCTTATAACGTCTGTGTTCTAGAACAAGAACCAGAGTTAGTAATTGAAGGTGAAGAGTCTAATGATTATACGAATATTCATAAGATTAGTGATCCTGAAATTAATTTTACCCCTTGGGCTCCTCTTGCTAAAGATCGAAAGATCATGCTTAAGATGGAGGAAGTGGTGACAGCATACGAGACCTTTGAAGAGGTCATTACAAAATACAACGAACTAGTGGAGGCCGTAAATGGAAGAGGAGATGGTGCAGACACCGCAGGAAGCACCCCTGGAACCGATGGAGGATCAGATGCTCCAACAACAGGTGAAAGTAATCCTGTTGAAGCAACGGAGTGAGTATCTAATAGGAAGAGTCACAGAACTTGATGAGGAACCTAGTATCCTAATTGAGAATTGTTTTGAAGTTAAGGATGATCAGACTTTAATTCCATTTCCATCATTCTCAGAGCAACGTGACATGTTCTTGACATCTGATGTTGTTATGAGTATACTGGATCCAAGTCCGAGCTTGGTGGAGCTATACAATACTAAATGAGTCAGTTCTACACGAACATTCAACTCGCTGGTGACACGATATTATATCGGGGGTACGATAATGGCGAACCTGTCCAATTTCGTACTCAATTTTCCCCAACTCTCTATGTCTTATCTAAAGACAAGAGTGAGAAGTTTAGGACTTTGGATGGGAGACCCGTTTCTCCTATCCAATTTAATTCTTCAAGAGAAGCACGTGAGTTTATCAAACAATATACTGACGTAGATAATTTTGAAGTACATGGTTATGAACGTTTTGTATATCAATACATGCGTCAGGAATTTCCTGATGAGATTGATTACAAGATCAATCAGATGAAGATCTATGCTTTAGATATTGAGGTTCAATGTGAGAACGGATTCCCTGATGTAGAAGCAGCAGCAGAAGAGATGCTTTCGATTACCATTAAAGATATGGTATCGAAAGAATATTTTGTATGGGCTGTTAGAGAATTTGAGGCACCTGATGGAGTAAAGTCACATATCTTTTGGAATGAAAGAGATATGCTTATGAGTTTTCTTGATTGGTGGTCAAAGAATACTCCAGATATTCTTACAGGTTGGAATGTCAATCTATATGACGTACCTTATATTGCTCGTAGAGTTAATAGGGTTCTTGGTGAGAAATGGATGAAGTCCTTATCACCTTGGAACCGTGCTAATGAAAGAGAAGTATATGTACAGGGACGTAAGAATTATGCTTATGATGTGTCTGGAATTAATATCCTAGACTATCTCGATTTATATCGTAAGTTTACTTATACTAACCAAGAATCATATAGACTTGATCATATTGCTTTTGTAGAACTAGGTCAACGTAAGTTAGACCATAGTGAATATGAGAACTTTAAAGATTTCTACACAAGAGATTGGCAGAAGTTTATAGAGTACAACATCCAAGACGTTGAGTTGATTGACAGACTGGAAGATAAGATGAAGTTGCTTGAGCTTGCTATTACTATGGCATATGATGCTAAAGCAAACTTTGAGGACGTATATTCACAGGTTCGTATGTGGGATACGTTAATATATAATTACTTAACCGACAGAAATGTCGTTGTTCCACCTAGAAAGGGAGCAAAAAAAGATGAAAAATACGCAGGAGCATATGTCAAGGAACCGAAACCAGGACGCTATGATTGGGTTGTCTCTTTTGACCTTAATAGCTTGTACCCTCATCTTATTATGCAGTACAATATCTCGCCAGAGACACTCTGGGAGACTAGACATCCCAGTTCGAGCGTTGAACGGATTCTAAATCAAGAGATTGAATTTAGTGGTGAGTTTGCTACATGTGCTAACGGTGCTCAGTATCGTAAGGACATACATGGATTCTTGCCAGAGATTATGCAGAAGATCTACGATGAACGTACGATCTATAAGAAGAAGATGCTTTTTGCAAAGCAAGAGAATGAAAAGAATCCATCTAATAAGTTAGTTGCTGACATTTCAAAGTTTAACAACATCCAGATGGCACGTAAGATTCAATTGAATTCTGCTTATGGTGCTATTGGTAATCAGTATTTTAGATATTATAACTTAGCAAATGCTGAGGCAATTACTCTTAGTGGGCAGGTATCTATACGATGGATTGAGAATAAAATGAATGCGTATCTGAATAAGATACTTAAAACTGAGGAGATTGATTATGTTATTGCTAGTGATACTGATAGTATCTACCTTAACCTTGGTCCTCTGGTACAAAGTGTATACGAGGGGAGAGAGAAAACTGATGAGAGCGTTGTTAGGTTCCTTGACAAGGTGTGTCAAACTAAATTTGAGCCTTTTATTGAAGGTGCTTACCAAGAATTGGCCAAGTACGTTTCAGCGTACGATCAAAAAATGATAATGAAGCGAGAGAACATCGCTAACAAAGGTATATGGACAGCAAAGAAAAGATATATTCTTAACGTATTCAATAGTGAAGGTGTTCAGTATGCTGAACCCAAGTTAAAGGTTATGGGTATAGAGTGTGTCAAATCTTCTACACCTGGTGCATGTAGGGACAAGATTAAAGAGTGTTTGAAGGTGATTATGAATCAAGATGAGGATGCAGCACAGAAGTTTATTAAAGATTTTAGAGATGAATTTGATAGATTACCTGTTGAAGATATATCATTTCCGAGAGGTTGTAATAATCTAAATAAGTGGGCGAACCCATCCAGTATTTACAGCAAAGGCACACCGATTCATGTTCGGGGTGCTTTGTTGTTTAATCATTACAACAAGAAAAATAAGTTAACACATAAGTATCCCTTAATACAAGATGGGGAAAAGATAAAGTTTGTTTATCTTAAGACTCCCAATAAATTTGGAGAGAATGTTATCTCATATCTACAGACTCTTCCTAAAGAGTTTGGGCTTGACAAACAAGTAGACTATGATCTACAATTCAGTAAGAGTTTTCTTGAACCTATTAGGGTTATTATGGATAAGATCGGATGGAAGCCTGAAAAAATTGCTAGTTTGGAGTTCTTATTTGGATGACCACTTACATAGTTGAATACAAGAAAGCTTTTGGTGCTGGTGCTATGCCAGATGAGAAAGAATTCTTTGATAAATCAGAAGCCGAATGGTTTGAGAAAGCCATGAAGCGATCTAATTACATTACAAAATTAATTTTAAAAACACCATGAACTTTTTGAAAGATATCGTAAAGGAGATTGATAATGAATATGCTTCCTTGGTTGCAGACGGAGTGGCAGCTGGTGATACAGACAATTTTATCGACACTGGTAGCTACATTTTTAATGCTCTTGTATCTGGGTCAATCTATGGAGGCATCCCAGGAAACAAAATCACTGCTCTCGCTGGAGAGTCAAGTACTGGTAAGACTTATTTCTGTCTTGGCGTTGTTGAGCATTTTCTCAAGTCTGACAACGATGCTGGTGTCATATATTTTGAATCAGAATCTGCTATAAGTAAAGATTTAATTGAGAACAGAGGTATTGATTCTCAACGTATGATGATTGTACCTGTTACTACAGTACAAGAATTTAGAACACAGTCTATACGTATTTTAGATAAATACCTTGAACAGGATCCTAAGGATCGCAAACCTTTAATGTTTGTTCTTGACTCTCTTGGTATGCTCAGTACTACCAAAGAGATTGAGGATAGCGAAGCAGGAAAAGAGACACGTGACATGACTCGTGCTCAAGTTGTAAAGTCAATATTTAGAGTCCTTACTCTTAAATTGG